GCATTCTATTCTTGTAATGGTTTCCATGTTATATTGTGTTTGGTTTTGGTCAACCTCATTGTTAGAAACCGAGTAAACTCTTATGTAAGGAAAACTAGCATTATTAGGAACACGTCCATAAATAGGAACGTCAGCTGAATCAATAGTAACGTTGCCAGTTAGCGCTGTAATGATTGCTTTTCTAACAAAATGTATTGCCTCTAACATTATCTAATTTTATTTATTCTTTTTGCTAACCTGTTCATTAGGTTTTTTAACTCCTTCCTTGCGCTACTAAATAAAAATGGTCTTGCTGGTAAATTTACTTCACGTATGCCTTTGCCTTTAAATTGCATTGCATAACTGCTTGGAATACCCAGCTGCAACATATCGTCTAAACTTACAGTCGAACCAGTGCCAAATTCAATGTATGGCGCATATTTTTTGTTAGCTACTACTGAAACTGTTTTACCAGAAATTTCTGGTGTTATAGATTGTTTTAAAGCACCAGTATCATTAGCATTTCTTGCAACATTTTTTTTAGCTTCTCTTGCAATATCTAAAGCAGTTCGACCAAGCTCAGTTGGCAAAATGTTGTTCTCAATTTTTTTAAAATAATCTATTTTCTTGTTTAGATTTTTTAAGTCGCTTTGATTTAATTTTATATTTGCCTTCATTAATTTACTTTTGTTGCCTTTACTTTTACAAAATATTTTAATTCAGATTCAAACATTTCGTTTACTCTAAATTTATCTGTCTGGTTTTCTTGCACAAAAATGTCACCAACTGAAATGTTATCTGCGGTCTTTTTGCGCATAATTAACTCAACTTCAATGCTTCTTTGACGTTTACCATTAACCATTTCTATTTCACCAGCTTTTTGCTTTAAATCACACCATGCTGTTGTTACGTCTGACAATGTAGAATTGAAACCGCCAAAACCATCAGCAACTCTTATTAATCTTTTAACAGTAATTCTATCATTTAGTTTTCCTGGATTCATAAATACATTGACCTATAAGAGCTTAATATATTTTTAACACTAATTGGCGCATCAATACCAACAATAGATTTATTTTCTTCCATGACTTCTGAACGATTGTCATAATAACTTGCAGCCAATTGTAAAATTGCTTGCTTTAATAAATCGTCAGACAAACCAGCCGTCACATAAGTTACTTTTACTTTATCAGCATACCCATCTAAATCAATCGTTTCATTGTCAAGTCCTTCCATTGTATAATCAGTTGTTGCTACACCGTCAATTGTAACGCTTGAAATACTTGCGACAGGCGCAAAAGGAATGTCAAATATGCCAGATGTTTTTGGCACGTAATACGTTCTATTTTTAGCGACAATATCTCTGCTAATATAGTTTTCACACCAGATTCTAGCTTGTACTATCATGCGCCCAATAATTGTATCGTCAGCTGACGTATCTATTCTAGCATATAATTTAACATCACTTGTTGTAACTAGCTCTGAACCTGTTGTTGAATTTATTTTAATTTGACGCATCTTCTTTAGTTTCTTTAGATACTTTCAATTCCTTAGTTTCTTTTTTAACCTTAGCTTCTTTTGACGCCCAGCCTTTATTTATAAACGCTTCAACTTTGTTTTCTGGGACGTCAATAATATCACCAGCCGCATAACTTTTGCCTTTGTGATTTAGAGCCATTAATGCTTTTAATTTCATAATATAAATTTTATGTAAAGATAAAAAAAAAGTGCCACAATATTTTGCAGCACTTTTCAAATGAAAACGAAATAAAAATAACCTATATAATAGTATTAGTTTATGACTGCAAAGTTATTAAAATTATTTGAATATTTTCCATGACGTGTCAATTTGAATGCTGAATTAGTGCCAGTGTTTTTAATTATAAAAAATCCATTGAATGCTTGCACCCAAATAGCAAAATAATCTACTTCATTTAATTTATAATATCTATTGTAAGTGTGCAGCGTAACATGTATGCCACGTGGCACTTCTGGCTTTGCGGTTGATTTAATTTGTATTTTTTTTAAATCAAAATTAGGAAGCTCAACAATACAATCATAAGGTGAGGAATCTAGCAGCGGCATTGATACTTTCAAACCACTTTCCATTGCCATAGTGGCAAATTTATATTCGGCAGTGCAGCCAAGTAAATTGCTATCCACGCCATATAATATACAAAAAACCAGACAAAAATTTTTGCCTGGCTTCTTGACTAACTAAAATAAACAATAAAAATTACTTGTTGCTTGCGGAAGCAACTGAGAAAAATAGGATTAATAAAAATAAGAATCCTATTGTATCATTATACAAATGTAACTGTCTTAAACTAAATAACAGCAAAGTTGTACATAAAATATATTTTATAAAATCTTTATTCATAACATATCAGCTTCAAAACAGTCGGTGCAGCAGTAGTATTGGTCTTTTGCCATTGGCTTATCACAAACGCTGCAAACAAACTCTAAATCCTCAAAAGGCGTATAATAGCCGCTCATGACGTAAAAAAGTTAATAAAAGCCATTCCTACCAAACCAAAGAGAAGTATCGTTAAAACCACACCTAAACACTTCCTAACGTGTAAATCAAGTTCCTTTTCTTCCTTCATTGTTTTTAAATCCTGGTCTAAATAGATTAAACACTGATATTGTTCTTTTTTAGTACAGTATTTATATCTGCTACCGTATCTCTTTTTTGCTATATTATCTAGCATAATTTCTAAAGTTGTTTTCATATTTCTGTTTTATTAGTTATTATTTTTGATATCTATATCTTTCTAGTTTATATATATCCATTTGTAAGTCACAATTTTCAGCAGCTATTTTGTGGTATTTGTCTTTCATTTGTTTTATAACGACATCTAAATACTCTTTGCTGCTTAGGTAGTCCTTTATTTCATTACATTTTGTCACTACCCATTCTTTAGTATTATGCTTGCCATTATAGCCATGTAAAGTATCAAAGCCAATTATGTAACCATTTTTAGTTTCGCTGTTATAAGTGATTTCTTCACCACAAAGTACATCACAAAAACCCCAGTCATCTACCCTTGAAATTATGTGTTTATAAATTGGGTGGCCTTTAGGTATTTCTATATAACCATTACCCCAGCTGCCATATTCTTTTTTCCATTGTTCTTTATGCTCTACTACTTCTATTGTAATTTCTAACGTTGTTTTCATTTTATTGTTTTTATTTTAAATTATAAAGTTTGTGCATTAAGTGGACATATTTTTCGTTTCTCGTTTTGACGAACATCTCTCCACTCAATTTTTTAAGCCTGTCTATTTTGCTTTGTCTTATAAGATTAAATTCGTTTTGCTTTTGCTTCTCTTCCCAGTTAATATCTTCCTTAGTAGCTAATTCTTCTTTTTGTTTTTTCGTTGGTCTTCCAAGCATAACAATATCATTAGCTTCAATCATTCCACCATTATAAGAAACTTTACCGCAATAATTAACGTGTTTAGAAACAATCTTTTTTGATTTATATTTATTACGATTAATTACGTAATCATAAACCAAAATAGTAACCCAAGTTCCTATTTCTAAATTTTTGTAGTTTTTCATTTTGTTTTGTTTTTATTGTTATTTGATAACAAATCTACAATTCTATATTGGATTAAAAAAATTTTTTTAGTTTTTTTTTAAATATTTTTTCATTTACAGATATAAAGAGCAAAAAAAAAGGCGCTAAAATAGCGCCCTTTTTATAATGAATAGTTAAGATTACGGAGTTTCTAAACTAGTTTTTGCATCAGCAAATGAATCACCATAAACAAATGCATTTGGTAAATAGTTTGTTAAAGCTATTCTTTCAACACATCTAACAGTTACGAATCCATCTCTAACGTTAGTACCGTCTTCTCTAAAGAACTCAACAGATACGTTATCTCTAATCCAAAGTTGAGTACCTTGGCTAAAGTTACCAGCAACAAATGAACCAGCAGCCATTGCAGTGTTAATCACAACAGGCACGCCCATAAATGTTGGTTGAAGACCAGCATATACTTGGTCTTTTATATATCTATTTTGAGAATCTTTTAACAATAAGATTTTGTGGAAATCAGTAGGATGTAGAATAATTCTATCCGCTGAATACTCACTTAATGCTAATTGATTTAAAGCAGCAACTAATACGTCAAACTCATTTGCAGATTCAACTGATTGATAAAATGCAGCTGAAGAACTTTCATCAAAGGCAGCAGCGTCAGTTAAGATACCTGAAAGGTTTGGTGAACTACCGTTACCATTTAGAATTTGGTCGTCCTCTTTAGATAATAATTTAGCTGGAACTCTATTAGAAATATAGCTTGTAAGCTGTGGCGTATCAGCTAACATTTCCTCAGAGATTCTTAAATAAGCACCAATTTTTTCTACAGTGTTATTGTCAGCAGCCATTGTGAAGTCCGTCTGGCCAAGAGTAGCGCCCTCAGCTTTTGGTGCAGAACCATCAGAGTAAGCAGTTTCTTTTACGAATCTTACAACATCTGAATTAGTTGAACCTTGTGGTATTAAACTTCTCATGTGTACAGACCTTGATGGGTCAAATTTATATCCAGGGACTCTTTGAGCTGGTACTACTTCACCTGTAAAGTCAGCGTTCATAGTCATGTCAGCTTTAATTTGAAATGCAGCACCTCTTGAAGTACCGTTTCTAAGTCCATCAATAGCACCTTCACCAATAGATTTGATTAAAGCGCTTTTGAAAGATTTGCTCTCTTTTTGAGTTTCTAACGAATCGAAGCTCTTTTTATTAGCCACTTCCATTGCGTCCATTCTCTCGTTAAATTTTGTCATAAGATTGTTTATCTCTGATTTAAGAGTTGTGTCAATCTTACCATCGGTTCGAGCATTAACCTGTTCATTAGCCTTCTCAATCTTAGAGTCAATAATGCCCCCAAGCTCGTCAAGCTGTTTTTTTACATTTTCTTCCATAACAGATTTACTTTTTTAAAGAATTGATTAAATAATTATACATGTCAAAATCGTCTTCTTTATTTTCAACATTCGGCAAAGTGACTTCACCAGTCGGCTTTGTGAACTCTATAAATAGAGATTTTAGTTTTAAAATTTCCGCTTCAATGGCATATCCAAGTTCATCAGATATATCACCTTTACGGATTAATTTACAAAGATTGTCATAACGCTTGTTTAACTTATCTACGTCCACATTGCCTTTTACATCTAATATTTTAGCTTCCTCATTTGCAGCTAAAGTTACAGCGCTAATTTCATATAGTTTTACTTCAGTGATTTCTCTGTAATCACCTTTGTTTTCTTTTTGCATTGGCATAATACCAACAGAGTTTTCAGTAAGCACACCAGATTTCATTAATTCAACAACATCTTTACCTAATTGTGTTTTAGCTATTTCTGCAACAAATACAAGCCCTTTGTCGTCTTCATACATCTCTCGCATTTTACCGATTGGCTGCATCATATTGTGTTGGTATAAATACTTTACTCTTGAACCATTTTCAGCAATGGTTTTTTTGTATGCGCCTTTCATTATAACGTCATTGTCAGCATCTTTGTTGCCAAAATAAGAGCCGTAACCCTTAACAATTCCAGCATATTCATCAGCGTCTAATAACTCACCAATTGGCGCTTGTTTAAATATGATATTTCCCATAACAAAAATTTATTTCAAAGATACGATTTTAAAAATTAAAATTGTGTTGGCTCACCTTCCTCAAAAACTATGTCGTTTTTTTGTCCAGGCAATGGTTTTGAATGCTCAATAAAAACTCCCATATCAAAAGGAATTCCGTCTGGAAATGCATTACAACCGCCAGACAATATTCTAAGATGCTTGCACCTATTACAAATAAAATTTTCTGTTTTATCCATTTTTATAATTTATAATATTCTTCAATAAGTTCTCCAACAAGACGTGCATATTTTGACGGCTTAGAACTTAGTATGTATTCAGTCCATGCTTCTGCCATAAATTCATCTGAATTTGTTGAAGCATATCTGCCTAAAAATTCTTCATTAAAGGCCTTAAAGTTATTGTTTTTTCTGTAATTATTCATGGTTCTTGAATAATTAGTTTTAATTGCTCTTAATTTTATCCAAAAATCAGTTTCCGAAGAAAGACCGCTTCTTGTTAAAACATGACCCATTTCATGTACAAGTGTAGCAAACTTGTTATTGCCTGCATCAACAACACTTTTAAACCTTTTGTAATCAAATTTGTCACTAAACAAACTCCTGGTTCTGTTAGATAAAGCACCAGTTCTATCACCAAAATTAATTTCCCATAACTCTGACTTGTATGCACCTCTTCTAATCCATCCAAATGAACTTTTGGTTGACTTGCTTTTTATAGCAATACTTCTAATAAAGTTGCCTTCACGTCCAAAATTATATTTAGAAAACAATTTCTCTAGCTGCTGTAATCTCTCATTATAATCAGCAACGCTTAAAGAACGTGCCATACTAATTTTGTCAATTTTAAAACCATTTCTTTCCAACAATTCAACAAACTTATTTTTGGCTTCTGATATTGTATTAGCTATGTTTTGTGTGCCTGATATTAAGGTTTGTCCAACAGCATTAATAACATCACCAACACCAAACCCAGTTCTACTTCCACCACCAAGGCCAAATGCTATATCCTCTATGTCAGCTACACCCTCTGCATTTTGTGCTGGAAATGGCGCAACACTGCAACGGCAATTTATCACATTTGCAGCGCTACCAGCTGGGTCACCTGGGTATTGCATAAACTCACCACCAACTAAAAATGCTTCGTCATAAGGTATCGGCTGGCTAGCACCAGCTTCAGCATGAGCATCACGTGTTCGGTCATCAAAACTAGCGACCCATTCTTTCATCATTTGTGCGCCAGGAAATATTGTTTGTGCGCTTTGCATTGTTGCGTAATTAGCTGCTGCGGTTGCCTCGGTTCTTACTAGCCTTGTTGCTTGATTTGTTGAATATCTGTTAAATACATTGTTGAGAATGCGCCCTTGTTCTCTAGCGCCAAGCGACATAAACTCAGGGTCAGTAATAAATTTATCAAACACATTCATTAAGGTTTTTTTGGCAGTTCCAGAAACTAATGTTACTCTTTGTGCGCCAATAGACATTCCTAGATATGCAAATTTTTCTTGCCAAAAACTCTGGTATTGTCTAGGGTTTACACCTTTGGAAATGTATTTGTCAAAGTTTCTTGCGTACCAATTAGCAAACTGCATACCAATTTTAACATACAAATCTCTGTATATTTTAGTCATGCCCTCAGCTAAAAAAACATTATTGTAGTTACTTGGATTCATTGCAACAAACGATTTTGTTGCTTTTTTATATTCAGCCTTATAGTAACGCTTTACAGTAGGAATTGTTTTGCGTTCTGCAATGTCCATTTGTCTTTCAAACGCTCTTTGCCAGTCATCTTTATTCTTTATCATTTTCTAGCTGATTTAATTTCCTTTCAGCATATTTTAACATTGCATCACCACCCCAACCAAGGAATGCTACATAACCTTTGTCACGCCATGGCGTATCTCTATAATCAGGATTTATCTTATCATAACCGCCCCCTTTGGTTCTGGATAAAAAACTAAACGTTCTTTTAAGTGTAGATAAACTTAATTTTTCTCTGGCAATTAATTGATTCATTCTTGCAAGACCCACCTCAGTCATTCCTCTCACTTCATCACGCCCATATTTTTCAATCCAGTTTTTAACACGTCTTGCATTGTTAGTGGCGCTTTGTGGATAATCACCATACGTTTGTTTTTCAATATAATCGTCTTCATTAAACTTTGTGCTTTGTGGATGCCCTTCTGGCAATAAATCAGTATCATGTTTACCCCCTCTAAATTTACCGTTTCTTAAAGCATATAAGTAAGAATTAACTCTAGCCATTGCCCACTGTTCTGGGCTGCTAACATTTGGTCTGACTGACTGCGGATTTGTTCTATATGCGCCAATGCCACGTTTGTAAACAGTATATAAAGTTCTTACAGTTGTTCTCTTACTTGCAACATCACCAACAGATTCATTGTGGTCATCTGCTTTTTTTTTAAGCGCCTTCTCTAATCTAGCTGACATTTGTTTTTTGTCTTCGTCTTCATCATGTGGTTTACCATAATGATA